CCCGTGTTGCTTGTAAAGATAAACTCTACAATCCACAGAACGCCTGCAATGACTAAGCACTGCGAGACACAGCTGGTAGGAAAGCCTCCCGTTGTCAATAAAGACAACGTACACGCATCACTCAATGCAATTCTCGACATCTATCGAATCTACGGGTTCGAGGGCGAATTCGCAATCGAAAACACCTGCAGCCACTGGATTGGCCTCATAGAGTCCTGTAAGGGCGATTGGATGAAAGTATGCAAGTATAAACTTGCAGCATTCTATGCCAGTCACAACCAACAGAAACTTCCTACGAGACCATTTGAAGTGGACGATAGAGAGGATACCCTATTGGGGGGGTCGGCGGCCAGGTGGGTAAGGGGATTCCTAAAGTATGCAGATCACAAGGAGGAAGGACTCAGGGAGTCCTTCCTAATTGCGATCTTAAATACGAAAAAAGGAATGCCAAGACCAAACCGGCAGCAACTGAAAGCGGCAGAGGAAGAATTCCTTGCCACAATCACCCAACCACTTCCAGATCTCAAGCCAAAATTCCTCGTCCCATGGACAGAGGAAGAACGGTTTGAGAAGACCCGAATCGAGACGCTCCTAATGAAATCAACGATTGTCAAACAGCTCGAAAGAACTGTAGACGAAATCTTCCAAGGTCAGAAATTTGACATGGAAGAAAGGATGAAGCTATTCTTCCCGAGTACAAGCGCCAACTACATCAAGTCCAGAAATGGACTAGGTGCAATCGGAGCAATATTCGAGGATGAAAAACTCCAACATTGGTTCCAGGAACATCGACGAGCAGGAGGGTATCTAAGCATTGAGGAAAGAAGAGAAGAACTTTATTCAGAAGACTATAGGCAGGAAATTGGGGCACAAAAGACTTCTCCAGAAATTAATTCAGAAGAGCTAAAGTGTGTATTTACTAAGTTCTGGTTCCAAGTCCTCCGCCGCGCCGCTGACACTGCAAATGATGCAGAGCCAGTGGCACTCGCAGAGGCCTTAAAAATCAGAATAATCACCAAGGGAAATCCCTACCGACAAACGGTATTGAGAAATCTCTGGAAGAAAATTCACACCGTCCTTCGAAAGCATAAAACATTCGCACTGATAGGAACACCCGTCACGGAGCAATACATGCTCGACGTTATGGGGATCAAACTACCTTTAGGTCATGTCTATGTTTCCGGGGACTACAAAGCCGCAACTGATAACCTACAGAGTTTCGTCTCTGAAGCAATCGCGCGACGAATTTGCTCCCATCTTCAAGTATCGAAGATAGAGGAGCAGCTATTCGTCGAAGCGTTAACACGACACGAATTTTCTGTAGGGGAGGAGAAACTTGAGCAAAAACGAGGACAGCTCATGGGATCTATCATGTCATTCCCTGTACTCTGCATCGCAAACGCAACCGTATGTCGGTGGGCTATCGAACTCTCAGAGGGACGTGAATACCTCTTGAGGGATTGTAAGCTTATGATTAACGGCGACGATTGCGCATTCAGAGCACCTCTAAACTCATACAAAATTTGGAATGAGATTGCAAAAAGCTTCGGATTGGAAGAGTCTTTGGGAAAGACCTTCGTCTCCAGAGATTTTGTAAATATCAACTCAACGTCGTTCAGAAGAACGAAAGAGGAATTCAAAATCAAGTATGAGAGAAAAGATGGGGGACAAATAGAACGACCTACGCACCTCAAGCTGATTAAGTATGTGAATTTAGGCCTACTATATGGGCTTAAACGCTCAGGGGGTGCCTTAAGTCTCAATGACCAGGCAGACCCAAGAGGAAACATAGCAGCGAGGGCGAGGGAGCTGATCAGACTCTGTCCTGAAAGCCTAAAAACTGTGGTAATGAAGAAATTCATCAATAACCACAGAAGTCTTCTAGAGAAAACACGTCTACCCTGGTACATCCCGGAATGGCTCGGAGGAGTTGGTCTACCAACAGATCCGAGTTGGGGAGTGCCGAGCGACCTGGACCGAAGGCAGGCACATCGGATTCTCCTAAATTGGAAGAACCGAAGTCCACTGCCACTAGGGCACCAGGAGGTAAACTGGAAGACGTGGCAGCTAGCCACCGCGAGACTACCGGCTCCAATCTTTGGTGATAAGAAAGGAAAACACACAGAGAGCTATCAACAGGCAGTCGCAATAAAATGCGTCGACCTGCTATTTGACAGCAATATATCCCTGTCTGACTTCTTTCAAACAATAAAGGAAGGGTCGTACGTCTCGAGGGCAATTGCGAGGAACGCCAAATTGTGGACGATAAGCCCGGGGACTCTTCCCCAGCCACTAACGGACGCACAATTGGAGTTCCAAGCGCAATACCCCAATTGGGAGTACAACATCCCAGTTGGGTTAACATTAGCCGCTTCAAAAAAATATTGAATTAAGTAAACTTCTCTCCACGCGTGAAAAACTGAGGGGCCTG